ATGACAGATGAACTCATGGCGATCATCAAGAAAGGCCTGCCACCTTTAAACTCCAAAGCTGGCTCAGGCACTACCCACGCCGTATCCAAGATGCTGTCAAAACATCTGGAGGCGGTCTCCATGAACAAGCATTAAGCCTGAGTGAACAGCTTCCATACCTTGGCAGATTGAGCGTTGGGTTTGGGAAGCCGAAACACGAAAGGCAAAATGATATCACATTGGAAAACATTTTTCGCAAACTCAAAATTGACTTCAATCAAACACATTACATGAATGCCCCTAATGTACCAGCGTCCTATGGTGCAGTGGAGCGCTTTCAACAGCCAGTACCCAAAGAATACAACAAAGCAGCTTTTAAACTCGCTTGGGACTGGGTTGCTGCGATTATTCACCCCCACTGGAAAAACGCAAAAATCAAGACCTTCGATGAAATCCTCGACATGGCTGACATTGAATTTAAAGGAAAGTCAGCAGGAATGCCATGGAATTTGGCAGGGATACCTTTCAAGGAAGAACTATATCATGATGAAGAATGTAGAAAGTGGATTGAAGAGCATTGGGTGGCGAAGCTTACAAAGTGTGCCTCGATGGCACATGTTACCGTTAAGAAAGAAATCTTACCGCAAAAGAAGTTACTACAGAATCGACTTCGGAATGTCATTGCTGTGGATGGCGGTCACAACATGTGGATGCAGATGGCCTGCTATGATGCACACCACAGACTTCAGCGATTCCCCATCGATTCCATGACCGCCTTAGGGTGGTCACCCTACCGGTCTGGAATGCAAAAGCTTGCTGAATATCTTGGGAAGCACCCCAATGGTTGGGAGATAGATGGTGGTGCTTGGGAATCACATATGTTTGAAGAGTGTCTTTGGGAAATTGCGAAGCTCAAGTTCGAAGCACTCTGTCCGGAGGACCAAACTGATGAAAACCGAATCCGAATCAATAATCTGTACCGAATGATCGCAAGGTTGCCCCTTGTTATGCCCGATGGCCACGCTTTTCTCAAAGGAGCCAAAGGCTCAGGTGGCAATCTTACTGGTCAAGTCGGCACAGCACACGACAACACATTGCTCATGTTATTTGCTGTGTGCTACTCATGGATTATGCTTGTTGGCCCTGATTACGAAGAATTTCGTGCCAACACTTCAATCATTACCTTCGGCGATGATCTCACATTCACTGTCAGTGATGAGCTTGCTCTCACCTTCAATGGCCCAGCGATGGCGCAGTTAGTGTGGGACGATCTTGGTTTTGTTTTCGAGTCACCCGATTGGAATGCCAGACCATTTTATGAACTGGGATTTCTCTCCATGCATTTCATCTTGGATGAGAAAAATCGCCGTTGGGTGCACCGAATTGACCGCGACAAACTTTATTCAAATGTCCTCCA